GAAATTCATCCTATCCGATGGAACGGGTAGCCGGAAACACTGGTGGCTTGTCTGCTGGTGGGGAAGGAAACGGATTCCAAGGGTCTCACCCAAATATGAGCGAAAATAAGTGCGGGGTAACCGATTTGCCCGCACGGAGTGTCCTCGATAGTGACACTATTACATCGGAAAAATGTGATGTCGATGGAGATGTCCTCATGAATTTTGAGGATGCTGCGGACATTCGTATTTCACCTGAGTTAGAGGTGCAAATTCGTACGCTTGAGCATGTGATTCACAACACACCAGTGTGCGAAGAAAGCGGCTATTCATCGCCGATTCCTATCCCTGAACTGAAACGGTCGGGTGTAGAAGAGGATGAAGACGATCCCGCTCTGATAGGTTTTGAGTTTAACCCAACCAGAGCTGTGACCCCTCGGCGTGATAGCCGTGATGGTACTACCAGTGTCTCAATTGGTGTGGATCATGAAATTCCCATGTGTTCGTTATGCAACGACGCTGGGTGCCCGTTCTGCCTCGAGATTGATGAGGATGATTTGGAGCTCACGCGAGCAATTATCGCGGAGCATCATAGTGACATCAATGCCACGTTTGAAGCGTATCTTCAACGTCATCGCAACCGTATGATGCACATGTTGAACGGGAACTCCTCAGAAGAGAAGCAAGGTCAAAAGGACCAAGTTAGGATCCACCACTTAGAGCATGAGAATCGGAAAAAAGAAGCACGCCTCCAGAAATTCGTTCAGAATCTGGATGAAGAGAAGAAGGAATTAGGTGTTGTTAAAGAGCAGGTTTTTGGCCTTAGTAAGGAAGTCAAGGAGCCAGCTAAAGTGGTGATGGAGTTGGGAAAGCCCAAAGAGATCCAATGTGAGTTGGTAGACGTGGATTGTCTCCCACTGCATAAAGTCTTGGCCCTTAAGGCTCTGGGGATTGGATGGCACGTGTTGGCGCAAATGTTCACCAAGTATGAGATAGGCGAAAAGCTGATTCTTGATACTAGCGTTGACCACCGTGGGGTTGTAGAGGCTACAATGCCAATGGTGCGTGCTGATGCCAAAATTTATCGTGTGACATGCCATTACTCGTGGGCGGAAATTCTACGCACAGTCGTGAATTCTGCAACGACGAAGGCTGGTCTGGGAGGTCTGGTTATGCAAGATGATGATGAGTCTGTCGAGTACGACAACTTGTATATTATCATAAATGCATTAGCATTAAAATATTTCAATATTACAATTGATAAAGCCAAATTCCAGGCAGATAACTACATGACCAAGATTGGAAAGTCACAGCTCTATGTTTCGGCAACCCTGTTCACTGAATTGTGTCAGGTAAACAATAAAGAGAGTTGGTTGAATACGATGCAAGTTCGTGAGTCGATGAAATTCCGCTTGATGCGGATGAATCTGCCTCAGAACGTTCAACCCGGTAAAATTGACCTAGGTAGCATAGTCGAAGATACTATTTCTTACTATATGCAATATCGTAATTGTAATCGTAGTTTGTTTAACTTAATAACAAATTTTTAAAGAAGCCCGCGGGCAAGCCATTTCGTAAATATGTTCTAGGGTATAGATACCAAGAGAAAATATTGTATATTAAAAAGATTGGCAAGTTGTGCAAAGGTGGAAAGTGGGCGATGCGAAAATACGTTGCTAAGCCCCGGCGCCCTTTTGGGCGGGCAATGGGTATGGACGTCCCAGGTGCTGTTCTGCCAATTGCAGACACAGATGACTGGAAGACGTTGCTCCACGGGGCCTGTTATCGCTACGCGCGACAGGTCCCTGAACCCAACAATGTACTTTTAAATGAATGCGCAAAATGGCAAAGAAGTTTTTTGTATCATAACGTTCTGCCGTTGTCGCATGTAATTAGCTTTGAGGAATGGTTGGCTACGACCAGCTATCCTAATTCGCATAAGTTAAAATTGCGAGAAACATACGACCGAATGGGGGGAAATTGTACCCCGTTCGAAACATTAGTTAAAGATTTTGTACGCGACGCTGTACGTCCTATTAAGGGTTTTGGAAAGCTCGAGAACTACCTTGAATACAAACCCGCCCGTGGCATTAATCCCCTGGGCGACGAGTTCATGTGTTTGGCTGGGCCATTCGTGAAATCGATTGAGCAAGCTATTTTCCATGATGATGGTTCGATGAATGATCACCACATTTCAAGGTATTTTGTAAAGTCCATTCCTGTATCTGAACGTAGCCAATTCATAAATGATAGGCTTGGCGACAAAGGTGCTTGGTTTGGAAAGAGCGACCACTCCTCATTTGAGGCTCACACTACTCCCAAGGTATATAACAAGTTCGAGAGAACGTTGTATGACTACATGGGTAGGCTTTGTGTGCCGAAAGAATTTTTGTCTTATTTCCATAATGTGAATATACATAAAAATAAGGTGAATTATGGTTGTGGTTTGACGGTTTGGGTTATCGGGCGTAGAATGTCCGGTATGCCAAACACTTCCTTGGGCAATGGGTATACCAACCTTGTTGCTGGTCTGTTCAATGCTGTCCATAATGGGGCAGACATTGATACGATAGACTGCATATGTGAAGGTGATGATGGTATTATCGCTTGCCAAAAAATAGGTCCGACAGAAAAGACCTACCTGGATTTGGGTTTTGAAGTTAAATTTGAGAGAGTCGATTGCGCTGGGGATGTTGGGTTTTGTCACATTTATTATGACGAAAATCAGTGCTCAGTGGCTTTAACTGATCCCAGAAAGACTTTAATCGGATTCGGGTGGACCCATGGTCAGTTCATGGGAGCCGGGGACGCAGTTATGAAACAATTGTTGCGTGCCAAAGGTCTAAGTTTAAAATGTGAGTTTCCGAGTTGCCCAGTGTTAGGTGTCCTTGCTTATAAGGCCATCCAACTAACTGACGGCGTTAAGGCGCGCATGGGCAATTCATGGAAAGAGCAACAGCTGAGTAGCGTTGAGTTGATTAGGGCCGAAAAGAATGCCCTACCCAACATCTCTGCAATTAGCAGACGCTATGTTGAAGACCACTTTAATATTAGTGTGTCCCAGCAGTTGCAAATCGAGGCGGCGATATTGAACACCGCTCGCTGGGATTGTCCAATGACGATCCCGGAACTGGAGAGCTTAGTTGATCCGATGTGGAGCGATTTTAGCGACACATATGCTTTCCGGGCGAGAACGCATGACGATGCGCTCTCGTATGCCTAGGGGGTTACTACATTAATGGCCCAAAACGGAGCCGATCCGTACCGAGAAAGAGGTCTAGAGACTGCACGGGCCAGAGTTGCTTTTGTAGTGATGAACAGTCCGGTTGTTACACTACCGTCTCCCCCACAAGTGTTTGTTCTCTCATATAGAGGACTATTGTTATTTAAATGCCTGATAAAAAGAAAAAGCAAGGCAAATCTGCAAAATACGTACGCTCCTTACGTGGAAAAGGAGGTTTTTATACTGATGCGCGACATTGGTCCAATACGCGCACAGGCAAAGCTGTTATGGAAGGTGGCAGACATGTTTTGAATTCCATCATTCCTGGCTCTGGTCCAGCTGCCGCTTACCTCATGAATCTGTTTGGTTGGGGTAGTTATAAGGGATCTTCCCATACCTCTATCCAAGCTTCGCCTGTTCCACTTATGCATGCTACCCCAGATAGGGGAGTACGCGTCATCCACAAAGAGTTTTTAGGGCCTGTGATGTCATCGCCCGCCTTTGTTAATAACGTTTTTGACATCAATCCCGGTATTCATTCCACATTTCCGTGGTTGAGTGGTATAGCCGGGAGTTTTAGTAAATATAAGATTAATGGTTTGATCTTTTATTATAAAAATACAGCCGCAAATATGGCGTCGGCTGCTGACAATGCGCTAGGTTGCGTTGTTGGGTCAACCAATTATAATGTTTATGACTCTTCACCGTCTACACTAGAATATGCATTAAACATGGCAGGTGCGATGGAGTCTAAACCGTCGTCTGATGTGATCTTCCCAATTGAGTGTGATAGATTTCATGCTGTGTATCCTACGTATTATATACGCACCGCACCGCGAACTGACGATAAAACTAAATATGACTGCGGCAAGTTTAACCTTTCGACCTTTGGGTCACAAGTCGCGACTACAACAGGACAGCTATGGGTCGCTTATGATTTTACGCTGATTCAGCCACTGCCTGCTTCTATGTCGTTGTTCTCTACGCCTATTGGGGAGTACAGCTTTTCAGTTTATGGTGACGTGACTGTTGCCGATCCTGTTCCCAGCTGTACGTTGGAGAATAATACCGTGTGGCCATCTACGGCTGCACCCGTATATGACGATGTAACGAAGACCATAACGTTTCCGCCACTTAGTGGACCAGCCCAGATTGAGGTGGTCACGAACTATGATGTTGTTGATATTACTAATATGACACTTGGTGCTGAGACTGTTACAAACTTGACCAAGACTATTGGCGAGAATACCAAAGATGTTGTCGGAAATGTATTTGTGGTTCGAAATTGTTATGATATTAAGGACCCACAGTTGGGTTACACCTACAAGCCGGCAATAGGTCATGCCGGTGTGAGCCCGACGACCACAGTAAC